AGCCATCGCAAGAGGATGTAGCAAGTAACGAATTTTGTGGCTTTCTGCGGTACAGCTAACAGCTACCAAATCTGCCCTGTTGCTTTTTAGCCACACTATAAATAATTCTTGCACAAATAGTTAAGTTGGCTTAATATCTAATCATCAACACAGGGGGAAATATGAATCAGCAATTTAAAGTAGGCGACAGAGTAATTCACAAAGAAGGCACAAATGGTCATGTAATTAAAGACCAAGATGCTGATGGTTTAGTTAAATGGCAGTCAGTTAGAGAAATTAGACTTAGCCATTTTTCTGCATTAAAAATAAACGACAAACCAATGCGTTGGAGATAGGGGGAAACTATGAAAGACTTTTTATTAGGTATGGTTGCAGGTGTGTTGGCGTTTGGCATACCTGCTATTGTTTATGTGTGGAGAACTGGGGGAATATCGTGAAATACGCAATCGCACTATCAACTGCATTATTAGGGGCTTGTTCATCGTTTGAGCCACCTAACGCTACTTTAGAAACCGATAAGACTGTTTTTCACATGAGTAGAAGTCAGGTTATCTTGGCAATTAATGAATGTGAGTCGGCTAATACTAGACCAGTAGTTATTGAAGCTAGGCGTAAAATTAACGGGGTTACTACAACTGTACCCGTTGAGGTTACTTGCCATCCACGCTATAAAATCTTTTACTAGGGGCATATTGTGACTAGACAGGAAATGATTGATAAGCTATACCAAGCCTATCAGCTAGTTCAAGAAGTCCATACGGCTGTTGAGCATAAGCCTGAATTAGCCAAGAAACACATCCATGTAGATAGTGAAGTTATGGCATTTATTTACGATATTGAAGATACAGAAAGCGAGGAGTTTGAATGAACCCATTTGTAGCTACAATTTTATTTGTGTTATTTGCAGTAGCTTGTACAACTCTTGGTTATATTTTGGGGGGGTATCTATGAACATTCCATACAACAACGGCAAGGTTCAAATCGGTAAGTATTATGTGCCACCTAAGTATGTTGAAACCGACTCCGATATGCTAGAGCTTCAGTCTTATTTGATTTACGACCCTGCCCGTCTTAACAGGGCGTATTGGACAGAAAAAGGCTTGTTACTACTAGGACTATTTATTGTCTTGATTATTTTCCTCAAGAGCTAGTTTCCTAGACTCCTCAACCCGATTAAGCCAACCTTTAATAAAGCGAGCTTGGTCGGGTTTTCTTGCAACTATGCCTTGGTAGAAGTCTGCCCTAGCGTCTGAAAACTTTGCAATAAGGTCTTTAGGGTTTGCATCATTAATAACTGCCATAGTCTTTGGCCCGATAACTCCATCAGCCACGCATCCAATCGCCTGTTGTAAAGTCTTAACGCTTCTGCCTGTTCCTGCATTAACGGCAAAATCAAATACCACATAATCTAGTCCTTTCGGTAAGACTTCACAGTAACTAGGATTCCAATACTTTAATTTGTACATTGGGGCTATTTTTTCGGGGGTTAGAGCCTTCATATCGGCTTCGGTAACAGGATGCCCTACGAATTCTTCCCAAACCCTCTGTGTGACCCCTAAATTGGTTCTACCACCTGAGTCCAACGGGTCGTTTACATAACCACCTTCGTGCTTCAGAATACGGGCTAAACACTCTTGGAATCGGCTCATTTTTTAAGATTAGCCATAATCCGACTACCAAATAAGAATCCAAAGGCGATGTTGGCAGCTTCCAATCCAATACGCTGTACAAACTGGTCAACAGGTAAATATAGGGTAGAAAGCCCTACAAGAATAACGATTAAAGCCCCTATATAACGGCTAGACGCTCTTAAATCTATTACCCATTGGCTTGGTTGCCCAAACGGGTTATCGAGCTTGGCAAGGGCTTCTAAACGGGCTATTTCGCTGTTATCAAGCTGAATCTGCTCGGCAATAGTGGTTGGGCGAACTCCACCATTAAAACGCCCTATAAGCTGTTTAATGCCTTCTACGCCTACGGGAACTAAAGCCCCAAGAATAGACTCAATAATCACTTAGCTAGGTGTCCGTTGCCAGCTAACCACATTAATAAAGACACCACAATAATGCCTACTGCCCAAAAAAACTTCTTAACCACATTCTCACCAACGGATGTGTAGAGGTTTTTTACGACACGCTCAGTCACCTTTTCGACCAAATCTTCGAGTTCTTGTTCAGTAAGCTGTGCCATGTTCATGTTTTCTTTCTTACAGTTTTTTTGACAACAGGTGTCCGTTTGGTTGCAACTTTTTTCTTAGGCGTGGCTTTTATTGTGCCTTCCCAATCATTGAGTAAAGTAAGCCAATGCACCTTTTTGGTGTAACCCATCTTATCGAACATCCAATCAATTAAGAACATTTTGCACCTCGTTATTTGGCCAAGTAACAGTTAATTGTGCCAATTCATCGACATTCGTGCAAGCATTAACGGCTGTAATAGCGTTCTCGCAAGTTGTACGAATAGATGCTCTCCATGTATTCCAATCGGTTGGGATTGGGGTAGATGTTTCTACAGACTTTACAACCATCCAATCAGTTGGCAAAAGCATGGAATATGCGGTGGTTCTTAATTGACTAATAGCATTGGTTTTGCAAGTATCCAAGTCTTTTGGCGTGTTTACATAAGTCAAGGTAGCACCATTAAGTTCTGTGCTAACCCAATAATATTGGTCATTGGCGGGGCTATTAGTCGCTATAACTTCTTTTAAACCAATATCAATCTTTTCTTGTGGTGTAGATAGGTTTAGCCAATTTTGTGGGTATTGGATACCATTAATTTCAAAAGGTGTACCCTCTCGAATGTATTGTCCTGTGGTTGTGCAATAAAACATAATTAACTCCTATCTAGCATTACTATATTTAAAGGGGTTTTCGGCGAAGCAGGCGTATATGTAAGTACCGCTACTAGCATTTGTATCAGTATTGTTATTTGTAATTTTAAATCCGTTTGATAACGGCTGAACATATACTGTACCTACAGTAGATTCGCTATCAGAGGTATTTGGTCGCAATGCACCTGTAGTATTGTTATAAGGGTTTATTGCTGTGTCAGTAATGCTCCAATTTCCTGTTGAATCTGTTCTTTTTACCATTACAAATCTAGGGCGAAAACCTAAATAAACAAACGGCCCATCTGTAGAACCATTACCTGTGTATGAGCCAAATGCACTATAGCCAGCGATAGGTGCAAAGCAGTAGGCTACATATTTATCTGTGCCATTATGAGTATAGGTATTAGTAGTTGTGAATACTGTGCTAGTTGGCTCTGCACCAAAAGCACCACTTCTTGTAGCAGCAGTTGTAAATATTAAAGATGAATTGTAGCCAAGAGAAGAATGATAAATGTCCCAGTTAAATGCACTATCTCTGTTCTTTACAATAATCATGCTTGGCTTGACACCAAGACCATGACCTACTGTTTGATTTGATGAACTATTAGGTGATGTATAAGTAACAATACTAAATCCAGCAGTTGTATTAGCACTTACTGTAGATGTAATAGAACCTGCTGTGTTGGTTGAGCCTGCACCATTGGCTTTCCAATTCCAAGTAACATAAGTTCTACCAAAAGCATCATTTGTATTTGAAACACCACCAAGTAAACTGTAACCAGTAGAACTTACACTAATAATTGCACTACTTGCTGCTTCCGCATTTGTAGTATTTGATATTAACCTTGAGCCATAATTACTGCGTTGGGAGTCAAATAAATTGTGGTCAAGACCGCTAGTGGTTCTTTCTTTAAACCAAATAAAGTCAGGTTGAAAATCTAGCCCTGAAATTGTTTGATTTGAGGCACTTCCAGCGTATGTTAAAACATTAAAGTAATCATTAGCTTGCGTAGATGCAGTAGCACCAATAGTAGGAGTAGGTAAGTTAAATGTGTTTAGTGCTACAAAGCCTGTTGGGGGTGTGTAGGCGAATGGTTGCTGACCGAAGTTAAATGCTGTTGAATTCCAACCACCAAGACCAGAATTAGTCAACCCAATATATGGAAACAATACAGTGCCATTTGTAGGAATAGTAGTGTCGGTGTGGAATAAAGTATTGTTATTGTAAAACTTAATTTCTCCAATATCTAGATTTAAAGCAACACCAATTGTTCCAGTTGTACCTTGATTGGTTGCTCCGTTTACATTTGAAGTAGCAGTATAATTTTTATAAGAATATGGGTTTGCTAATCTAATTAAAGAACGACCAGCCGTTGAAACTGTTGGAGATATGTCAGGGTCATTTTCTTGCGACCTGCTTGTTACCCCAATATAAGGGCAAATACTACTATTGTTATTAACAATAACTTCCCAATACCATTTTCCAGTTGAAACACCAATAGTTCCGTTGTTGGCTTTATTGTCTTGATTGCTTGGTGTGCTTAAATTTGCGTTGGTAAGGGTCAAAGAAGCATTGGATGAAATAGAATTTAACACCGCATAATTAGCTGTAGTAGCACTAGTCAATGTAGGCACATCATTCATACTGTCGTATGTAGAACCGCTAGTAAGGCTGATGTTATTAACTGTCCAAGTATTACTGTTACCTGAGAAGTCGTTACCTAATGTGCTTGTGCTAGTAGTGTTGGTAAACGGCAAATAGAAGCCATTAGTGCCGTAAGTTCCTGTGTATTTCTTAGGTATCCATACACCTGTGGTTGTAGATGTTTCACCAAAAGAGGATGGGGTTAGGGCTTGACCATCAATGAAGTTTACTTCTGCTAGGTAGCCGTCAAAGTATTCAGAGGCAGATGCCGCATAGCGCCCTAAATGATGTGCAACAGCGCTGTTAATCTTTGTGTCTGTATTTTGTGTAATTGCTGTCCCAGAAAAAGCTGTGACTTGCGAACCATTTACATACACCCTTGTTCTATTTGCGGCTGTGGACTGTGTTGTGTCTACCTGAATAACAATGTGATACCACGCTGATGGGTCACGATAGACTGGTGTTGATTCAAAGACATACCCACCATTAAGGTACACACGAATAATGTTTGTGTCGCCAATAAATATTTGGTCTGAAACGGCAGAGCCAGCAGACAATATTTGACGAGATACACTAAGCGTTCCTAATTTTACCCACCCACTCCAAGTCCAGATTTTGTTATTTGTAGGTGTGCTAAATGTTCTATTTAAATAAGCAGAAGCACTAGACCGAAAGCGTAAAGATTTGGTTAGGTTATAACCACTTGGCCCATTCGCAGTAAAGACTACAGGTAGGGTCATGCAACCCCCAAACTTCTACCTTGCTCATATAGGTTTGTACCATCAGAGCGGAATACAAAATAGTCTTTAGCACTAGCACCCGTTGAAAGGGTTGGGGCAGTACCACCCGCCCACTTAAATACAGAGTTCCAAGTCAGAGTATTTGACCCAGCGTTTTGAATAACCGCTAATCCGTAATATGCCCCGTTTACTAATCCTGTAGGAGCACCCATTGTTCTGTTAGACGATACAAAGGTAAAGGTAGCGACTTGGGCAGTATTAGCCGCCCATGCAATCGTAGCACCATCTGTTAACGCTACATTTCCAAAGTATTGTTGGGCAGTAAAGTTTGTCGCTGTAGCGGGGGCTACATACTCTGTTCCTGCTGTAGCTACTGCAACCACGCCTGAAGTACCTTTTAGTACACCAGTTAACGATGTGGCAAGGGTAGTTGTACCTGTAACAGTTAGGGTTGTAAATGAACCTGTACCACCACTTACTAAAGCGTCTGCATAAGCCTTAGTTACTGCGTCTGTAGATAAAGTAGGGGTAGCTAAGTTAACAATCTTGTTACTATTTGCATCCAAATTACCCGTCATTGGGGTTTGACCATCGGATGCTAAAGAGCCTGTAAGGGCAGTTGCTATATCACTAAGTGTGTTATTAGCCCATGTACTTGCAATGGTTGTGCCTGTTACTACGGGATTACCCGCAGGTAGTGTGTATGTGCCTGACCCGTTTCTAGACATGATTTACTTTCCTTTTTTCAATTCTTCTGCCATTTTACTAGGCGAATAGTTGATAGATTCTTGAATTTTTTTCTTTAAAGCCGTTTCTTGGGCTTTTTCAAAACTGTATTTAGCTATGCTTCCAATTACAGGAATTTTGCCAATAGGACTACGATTAATCATATCTAAGCTACGAATTACCGCACTAGCAGTATTGCTGTAGTTTGCAGCACCTTTTAATGGGGCGTTTACCAATATAGTGGTTTCCATAAGGTCACGAATCTCTTGAGCACCCTTTTTGCCAAACAAATAGTCTAGTTTGCCGTCTTGGTCTAATTCTCTTACGGCAGACTTAAACTTGGCAGGGCTGACTACAGGGTTTCCATAAATGTCAGTATCAATAGATTGAGTAACTCGGTCTTTTAAATATTCAATAGCTTGACCACGCAATTCATTTAAGGCTTGCAGCCCTTGATTGCCTGATTTTTTAAGTGCATACCCAAGGTTTTTAACATCATCTAATGAGCCATTAATAATAGATTTTTGAAATACATCTTCTAATGCAATATAGCGGTCACTAGAGTTTGTTTTGGTACGCAATAGGTTATCAATAGCACTAATGTTTTCAAAGCGTTTTGAATATTCCTGACGCAAAGTTCTAGCTTGTTGGTATAAATCACCACCTTTACCTTCAGTAACTTGATTAATAATGTCACGCATTTGTTTGCCATAAATGGCTGCTGGCGTGTTTGGTTCAAAACTTTGATTAATAACTTTGTATATATCTTCTAAAGCATTAATAGAAATTTGACCTGTATTTTTGGGGTCGTTTTTGCTTAATTGCTCATTTACAACATCTAAAACAGGAGCTATTTTAGACCTTGTAGTAGGTGTTTGTTCTTCAATAAATGTGCGTAATGGTGCGTAATTAATTGGGGCTTCTGTTTCGCCTTTTTCTTTAGCTAAATCATACGCTTGATTTATTTTAGTTTTAGCTGTATTTGCTTCTTTGTTTAATACATCTGTAACAACTTTACCAGTAGCTCGCAAGCCAAATGTTTCTTTGCCTGTGGCATCTACAAAAGCATCAAAGTTTTGCAAAATAGCATCATTGCGTTTAGCTTGGGCTTCTACTAAAGGTTTGCCAAGCTCAGGGCTAATCTTAGGAGTTTCAATTTCAAACTGTTGTTGTCCTAATTCACGCTCTGCTTGTCCTTTGCTTAGTTGTACAGGTACACGCAACTGCTCTGCCATTTGAGTTCTTGTAACAGTTTCAGGGGTTGCGGCAGCACCTACGCCAGCCATTGTGGGCTGTTCTCTGCGTAACATATCAGCCATACGAGGTACTTGTTGTGCAACTTGAGATACATTTGGTTGTGTAGCACCGACCATACGAGCATAACTAGGCAACATCCCTGTAGGCATTACTGGCGGTAATTTAGACGCTTCAAACGCACCGCCAATACTTTGTAATACATCTTGGCTTACACCGCTTCTAGGTTGGTACATATTGCGTTGTGCCATAGCTGTTGGCCCTTCGCCTGTAACCATAGCGGATATTGCACTTGGCACAGTTAACGCAGCACCTGAAAGCATCGTTGCAGGCACTTCATACAATGCCATCATCTTTTCACGCATAGAGCGTTTTGGTTCCACTACGGGTGGGTTTGGTACTTGACTAGCAACAGTAGGCACATTTGTATTAATAATGTTGCCACGCTGAGATAAACCCAAATAAGCGTCAGGGTCAAAACCTTGAGATACAACAGGTGATGGTGCTGTAGACGCAAGATATTTATCGGGGTCAAACGCCATGTTATTTTCCTAAACGCTGTTTAATTTGTGCGGAGCGTGGGTCAGTTGGGTTAGAGTTAGCCCAATTTAATGCTTCTTGGTCTTGAGGACTTAATTCACGACCCTTTTCTATTAAACGCTTGCCACTTGGCCCAGCCTGAGCTTCTAAAGCCTGAATAGCTAATTTACGAGCATCTTGTTTTTGCTTAATAACTTTATCGCTATCGCCCAACTGTGGGAAATATTTGCGTTCTTCGTTTACATATTCAGTTGGCGAAATAGCAGCTCCCGACTCTTTACGCAATACGGCAGAGATAAAGTTTCTACGAGCTTGGTCGTTTTGTTGTTGTTCAGGGCTTGGGCCACCAGCAAATTCAGGTAACACATTAAATGTAGAGCGTACATTTTGCTCTAATTTTTCGCCAATAATGGGTGTTCCGCTAACAGTTCCACCCAAAACAGTACGAATAACGCCAGTATTAGCAACGCCTTTGTTCTCTAAATCAGTAGCAATTTTGTTAGATTCTACTGCCCTCATACCAAAAGCCACAGCGTTAGACTGTGTTTCTGTTAATGGTTTACCGCCAACCAATGATTGACCTTGTGGGCCAACAACAGGTTTAGCTTGCCCAGTACGAGTATCAACTAAGAAAGTGCCATCTTCACGCTCAACCACTTGACCTGCGGTGGACTTGCCAAACTGCCCTATTGGTTGATTGGTTCTTGGGTCAAGCAATATAGTGCTAGTTCCCGTATCAATCGTTATTGGGGCACGATACTTTTCACCGCCTGATGCAATAGTTTCCATTTGACCAGTTCTTGGATTAATGCGAGTAAGCACATCGCCCTCTCCAAGTTTTTGTGGTTTAAGCATTTCTACTGCTTGTGATTTAAGCCAAGATGGTGCATACGGATTAGTAGCAATTTGCAATGCTTTTTGATAATTAGGGCCAGTTGCTGGCGTTCCAGCATCACCTAATTCATAACCTCTAGGAACAGGTTGAGCAGGTGTACCTTCTAATGCTTGGAAGTATTCTTTAACAGATTGTCCTTCTCTTTCACGCAATCTTTCAGCCATTTTTAATTGTTCTTCTTCGGCTTTTTCTAATCCTTTTTTGCCTAAATAAACATTTGCTAATCCAGCTAAACTTTGTGTGAAAGATGGGGCAACATAACGCCCACTTACCATTTGTCCTTGAGGCACTTGCTGACCTTGTTGCATCAACATTTGAGCCATTTGCTGTTGGCGTAGAATCTGTTGCTGTTTTAACAGTTCTTCGGGTGGTAAATTACCCCCTAAATTAAGCATTTGTTGAGCCATATTAATATCCTGCTTGCATATATGCTAGGTCTAAATACTGTGGCATAGGTTGGCTGTAATCAGTTACAGGTGCTGGCTTTTGGTCTTTTTTACGCAACATCTGAGCCATCATCATTGGGTTGATGCCACCTTGGGCGGTTTGCCCTGCTTGCTGGGTCAACCCTTGAGCTTGTTGCATTGCCATATTTTGCATGGCTTGTTGAGCAGCTGTGTTTTGATAGTAAGGACTTAACCCACCTAAGTCTTGAGGTTGGGACATTTGTTGAATGTAAGGGTTGTACATATTCATGGTAATAGTCCGTAATCTACGACTTTGTAGCCGTCATCTAGGGTTCTAACTGCATAAGGGAATACTTGCTCTACTTCTTGTGCCATTACGCCTACATGGACACCATCGCCTGCTAATGGGTGCAATTTAACTTCGTCTTTGTATTCAAAGCTATAAAGAGTCAAGCCGTTATCCATTACACCAATGGCTTTAATGTTTTCTTTAGCTCGAATATCAGACATTAACGCTGCACCACCTAATCCCATTAATCCTTGATTAAAGTTAGCTTGGGCGGCTTGTCTAGCGTTAAAGTCACCCATTTGGGCGTTGTATCTCATCTTTGCCGCACCTAATATATCAGGGCCTGCGGTAGTAGCTTGTTGGGCAGAATTAACGAATTGTGGGCCTTGCACTTGTGCCCCTGTACGCACCGCAGATAGGGTGTTTAATGGCTCGTTTCTGAGGTAGGCTTGCTCTTGCAAAGCAGTCTGACGGGCTTGCTGACCAACGCCAAATCCTTGAGTTGTAGCACCTAACAATAAATCATTTTCTCTTTGGGCTTGCATACGCATAGCGTTTTCATACGCCTTAGAGCCAATATCTATGCCTTTATTTGCTAAGTCTTGTGCTAATTGCTCACGCCCCATCTGTAATTGGGGGGCAAGCCGTTGCATATAGGCTTCTTGGTAAGTCTGACTAGGGTTAAACCCTGTGCTTGGTAATTTGCTTGTATCAAAGGGGGTTTGTAGCATATTTTCTACATAACCTAATCCTTGACCTGCAAGTCTGCCTAAACCAATGCTTGTTTGGTTTTGATAATCTAGTAGTTGTTGTTGGGCGGGGCTTAAGGTCTGAGTCGCAGTCCAAGTAGGATTGCCATAAGGGTCAGCTCCCGTAATAGCGTAGTTCAGGTTGCCATATGGCGTAACTTGATTAACTCGATTAGCCGCAGTCGCTTGACGAGCAGCATCTATATTACCTTGTGCGGTTTGTTGTGCAGCCCCCGCATAATCAGGGGGTGCAGGTGCACTCGGAGCAGGCCCTAATCCTAAAAATCCACCACCACCCATACTATTCTCCCTTGTTTAAAGAGCATCGGATGTTAAGAAACCGACACTCCTCTTTTCTCATAGCCATAATTACCAAATCACCACTCATGTGGGCATCAGGTATTTCAGCTACAACCTTAAAGCCCAAATGTCGGTTTAACTTTAGGGCATCTGTGTTATCAGCACAAATTTGCCCTAGTATAACGCTAACTCCAAGTTTATTAAAGGGGTAATCAAATGCCGCCCATAATAAATCTTTACTCATCCAGTTCGTTTCAGCCAATGCCCCAATGTGCATTTCGCAGGCTTTTGGCATGAAATTACAGTATCCAACTACAGCTACCAAATTACCATCTTGCATCTGACCGATACATTGTGTGGTTTGGGGTAGGGGAAAGTTAAGCACTCTAACCAGCCATTCCCCCAAATATTGCTGATTTTCAGTAGTAACTGTCCTCACCTATAAGACTCCACCACTTTCCATTACATAGTCGGTACTTGCCCAATGAAAGTCAATGCCTTGGCTTGCCACATTCATACTAATTGAGCCTGCATAGCCTATTCCTGTCACGCCTTGCCAAAACTTAGTCACAATTAGATTTCCACCCCAATTTGTGTCATCCCATGTAGATGTATCCCAAACTCCCACATCTAAGGTAGATGGGTTAAACGATATTTGGCTTGTTAGGGGGACTGTATCAAAATCGGTACTGACACCGCATAAAACAGTCGGTAAGCCGTTATCGGTCTGTAGGATAGGGCGTACCATAGTAAAGCGTTTTTGTTGCCCTCTGCGGTCAAAATACGAGTAGGCTTGTTGTACAAACCCGTTAATATTAGTTGTATCGTCAGAAAATGAGTCATAAAAACGAGCTACATAGCCGTTTCCACCAAAATACATATCTTCACCGCTCATTTCCCAACAATTTGCATCAATATTGGTAAATCTTGCCCATGACTTTGTAATGTTGTGCATGACATATTGCTCAGAACCCGTAGTTACAGGGATGTTAACAATCAACATATTGTATTTGGCTAAATAACCTATTTGCCAGCCGTAATTGGCAGAATAAGCGTCTGCTGCTTGGCTAATAGCGTAGAAAATCTTGTCTGTAATGTTAACTCGTGGGTCTAATCGGGTGGATTGTAAGCCTGCCGATAGGGGAACTAAGCCATCTTGGGTCAATAATAGGATGTCACCACCATATTTAAAGACACATTTACGGGCAAAGGTAGAACCAATGTTCCAAATACCCACTAAAGACCAATTATTAGGGTCAGATGGGTCTGAACCCTTGTAAACAGCCACTTCTCCGTTACTGGTAACAAATACGGCTAGGTCATCGACCCCGTAGCCAGCATCAATAGTCCATGTTCCCATTGCTTGTAGGTAGCCACCCTTTTTAAAGATGCCACCAAGGGGAAACTCGGTAACTGCTCCGTTAATGGAATCTACGGGCAAATACCAAAAACTTAGGGAGTTTTCTTGCACAAAATACAGACGCTCTTTAAACAAGTTTACATAAGCAAATGTATTGGAATTTAGACCTGTAATGTAATAATTAATAGAATAAGTACCCATTACAGTCGCATTACCGCTTGGGGCAACCGCCATCGTATAGGTGAAAGTCGAACCACCCGTTACAGTAATGCGATAAGTTCCGTTAAATTGGGATGGGGTAGCACCTGTAACTGTTATGGTGTTACCTGTAACAAGATTGTGCGGACTAGCAGTCGTTAGGGTAGCGGTTAAATTACCCGTTCCACCCCTAGTAATGCTCAATATAGTCTGAGCCGTAGCCGTTGTAGCACTTCTTGACCATCTTGTGCCATCGTAAACAATCATGGGGTCAACCCCGTTTACAGCAGGCATAAACGAGCCACCAGCAGTCGTAATAATGGCGTGTATCCATTTGCCATCGGTGTTACCTGTAAGACTAGCCGTAGCCGTAGAGGTGCTTGTATCCCAAATAGTCGTAGGAGTAGCCCCAAACAGCTTTGTAGTCGTTGGGCTTGAATAGCTCATCAAAGATAAGACTTCACCCGTAATGCCTGTAGAAATCTTGGTATAGCCTTTTCTGAGGGTTACATCCGTAGGCGTAGGAAAAAAGTTGACCATCTGAACCGCATCTAACTGGTTCATTTCGGCAAGCGAATCCCTTGCGTTCCACCCCCCAATCGGGGATGGTAAGGATGCTGTCATTGCCCGTCTTTGTTGAGCTACAGCCATTATGTGCCGTATCCTGTATCAGGAATGTTAGCGTAACCAATAAGCACCTTCGTTGGGTAGGGTGCAAACGACAGATTGGCAGAGCCTTTATCGTTGGCTTTAGCAACATTTAAATAGCGGAAATAGTCTTGTTGCAATGCAGTAGTATCAAATCCTTTGATTTGGAAATACTTAAGTTTTGTACCTAAAACCATGACTGTATCGTCAAATATGGTCGTGTCGGTATCAGCCGTAAAGCTGTTCTTTACTTGGTCGGTAGAACTTCTAGCCCAACCTTTTGAGCGGTATTCAAAACCTAAATACTCTTGTGTGTTGTATGGTGGCCAAATTTGGAACTTATTGCCTAGAATACGCCACCGAATACGAGGGCCTGTGGAGATATAACCCGACTTTAGCCATTGCCATTGTTGGGCATCTTCAGGGCCAAGCATCTGCCAATGCTTTGTCTTATCCCAATGGGTATTGTCCGTAATGGTTTCAAAGTCATTTGGTAGTGGATATTTGGTCTGTGAAAAGGTAAAAGTCACGCCTGTGTATGTGCCACTAGCTAACTGGCTCATAACGATGGTAGAAAGGTTTAAGCCTGAGTTGTAAGTTACGCTTGACACATAGGTATCTTGGTTGATGCCTGTGCCTGTAATGGTGTAATTGCCGTTTAAGGCGGTAGCGTCACCCGTTACAATAATGTTATAGCTTTGGTCGCTAACTGTATCGCCTACAAAGGTGACTGCATCGGTGTAAAAACGATACTCCAACTGTAATCCTTGCCAATCGTATTCCTTGACCAAATCATAGCCTTGGCGATTCATTAGGGCTAAAACCTGTTGTACATCTTGATTGGTATTGCCTGCAACATAGGTAGGAATAGCAAGGTTTAACTCGCTAGTGGTCTGTTGCACAAGTTGGAGCATCGTTGATGACATAGTTTAGGCTTCCTCTACGGATTCCGCTTTCTTTTTGCGGGGTTTCTTTTCACCAACTGCCGCAAGTATAGTAGCCATTTGTTCTTGCATTAAGGCTAACTTCGCATCAGTTTCTTGCTTGATTTTAGCATTTTCCTCGTCTTTTTTGGCAAGTTCCTCTTTAAGTTGGATAATTTCTTCGGCTCGTTTACTAGCTTCTGCGGTTTCTTCGGCAAGGTTTAGGAAAGTTCTAGCCTTATCCCTAAAGGTATGGGGGGACATACCTGCAATCATGCCAATACGCTGAAGATGTAAATCCGATGCGTTAGCAATGGATTCCACAGTCATAAACTTGATTCCTCGTAATTCTTGGGCTTGGGATTGGCTAATTAAAGTCCATTCCTCTACAGGTGTTCCAATCATCTCACTGTTAGATTCTTGGGTTGCCTGATATTGAAGCCATTGACGGGGAAAACGCTGTTTATGGCTTTGTTGTGCGTAGGTGTCAATTTCGGTAAGACTATCGCCAGCGACCATTATTCGTACAAAATCGTAATCTTTGAATATAGGTCTGCCAGCTTCGCTTGATTCATGTTCTAGTTTGACGGCTCGCTTATAAAACTTAACTGCCAAACGAGAATCTGCGTCTTGCATATCGCTATCTATTGCCATTTAAAACTCCCAAGTGGTTAGGATACTGCGGTTAAAAAGAAAAAAAGGACTACCCCAATTAAGAGATAGTCCTTCGTTTTTACAACAAAAGTGTATTAAACACTAGCCTTGCTAAACCAACCATAATCGCCTGATGCCATAGAAGCAGTAGACAAATATGTGCCTGTAGCACCCAAGGTTACTTGGAATGTTGAGGCATTGATGATGCAAGTTGCAGCAGATGCAGCGATAGCTACACCAGCTTGTGCAAATACATAACGCAAGCCATCGTTACCAAAAGTTTGAGTCCCTAATGGGCCAAACGCTGGAATTGCGATAGCAGTAGTACCTGCTGTGTATTCAAAACTATCAGGAGTAATACTTGTTAAGTCAACGCCTGCAATGGGGAGTACTGAATAAGCCATGATAATGTTTCCTTTAAATTAGGTGGTCAAAATACCTTGCAACTGTGCGTTGCTGGTAGTAAGGTTGCCCGCCCAACCATAGAGCTTAACAATCGCATCTTGGTTAATGGCTTGACGCTCACCACCGATAGGTACGAAATTACGCTCTTTGTGTGGTCGGAAGAAAATGTAGTTGGTGTTCAAGAGATACATATAGTTATCGTTCTCTTGTTGACCAATACCACCACCAAGAATCACATCAGCAGATGTACCACCGCCGTAGAACTTGAGGGATGCAAAACCTGCTGCACCTGATTCTTCGGTAGTAATACGCTGAATAGCTTGTAAACCGCCTACGAAATAGGTGTAGAGGTTGTTACCAGCAATGTACAAGTCAGCCTTGTCTGTACCACGAATCTGCTTGATAGCTGCTTCAGTCATCTTAGCAATCATGTTGGTAGAGCCAGTTACGCCTGTGGTTGTTTGGTTACGCCAAAAAGTCCAGTTAGCACGATTGATACCGCCATATGTGCCAGTAGAAGGGGAAGTAGAAACTGCGGCAGCTAAGCCGTCAATGTTCTTACCGCCATTACCTGTGCCGTCACCATAGAGGTCACCCGAAATGCGGTTCAAAAGACGAGCTTCAGAAACTTGCATACGACCATCCAACAGGTCAATGATTGCTTCTTTGCTTGAGTTTTGGAGCATCTCTAAACCGCTCATTGTTACAGCAGCAGCGTATTGAGCAATCTTGAACTGAGCAGCCGAAATTGGGCTATCAGGAGCAATGTTCAATACTTCATAGCCACTATAGCTATTAGCATTATTTGAAGATGGGTCGTTATACATGATTTCTTCCAAAATCACATTACCACCCGAAAATGGGCGTACATTGCCCTTAGAGTTAAGTCTTTGCAGAATCGCATTGTTCTGCGTTAAGTTATCAGCCAATTCACCGCTACGACTTTGAATGGTTGTAGCGATAATATCGGTGATTGCTGAGTTAGCAAATGCCATGATATTTCCTTTTTTAAGTTAATTAAAGCCTACCGCTCTCTGCTTCGGCCATTTGAGCCATCAATAGAGAACGCCTGTCCTTTGCTTCGACTTTCGCTTGTGTTCCGTTAGGAGTAACGGATTTTGGGCTAACAGCCGTTGCTTTAGCTTTTGCTACTTGCTGTGCTTGAGATGCTTGTTTTTTTGCATTAGATAGGAGTCTTTCCTGTTCTACTGCCCAAACTTCATCGTTCAGCCTTACAGCTTTGGCATAAGCCGTTTCAAGGTCGGGAGCTTTACCTAGCTCAAGTAATTGAGCCATTTCTTCTCTGACCATATCAAAGTGCGGAAACCGCTCTTTGTTACTTCTTACACGCTCAATTTCATTGTTCAAGCGTTGTTGTTCTTCCATCTCAAACCGCCCTTTTATCGAGCTAACCTCTTGATTAACTTGATAAAGTTGTTGCATTAACTGTTGAGTATATGCGTCAACTGGTTGTTGCGGTTCGTTACTTTGATTTAAGTTTACTCCATAATCTTGTGCAAGTCTATGAAACATCTGTATTTTTTGTTCAGGTGTGCCTCTAACCAAAGTCATGTGGGCACGACCTAAGTTATTTATCCATGCGGATGGGCTGATTCCTTGTGCTTGGAGTTCGGGGACAAACGGGTTAATTGCTTCCTCAAGAGCCTTTGCTCGTTCCGCTTCCGCTTTATATACGCTAACGCCCTTTTTAAACTCGTTCTCTCGTTGGTTAAGGTATTCAAGATGTTTTTTGCTTTCGTCTTTAGTTAATGTTTCGCCTTTGGCTATCTTATCCCAAAGAGGTAAAAGGTCTTTCTTCCAAGTCGTAGGCTTTGGTATATCGCCAATCTCAGGCTGTTCTTCTGGCTGTTCGGGTTCATCCGTATCTTCTGCAACAGCCTCAATGCTTTCTTCTTCTGTTGGCGTTTCTTCTTCAGCGACAAACTTTTCCTTTTCATTGCCAGTAGGTTCATCTTGAGATACTTTTTCCTCATGCTCTACCTCATCTAAGGGTTTACCCTCATCTACTTCGTTTAGTGCTGCTTCCAACATCTCTCTGCGGTCTGCCATGATTGCTCCTTAACGATAGTTTAATTTAGCGTAAGCAAGCTCGGCAATCTTGCGTTTACGGGTTTCTTGCTCTTTACGGCTGAGTTCTACAGGTTTATGTTGCATAGGTACATCGTTACCCAATTCAATCATTCTGTGTT